CCCAAACCTCCTATGAAAGGTCCTGAAAAAGGGCCCGAGAAAGCTCCTATGAAGGGTCATATTAAGCTAGCAAAGTTTATGGGTAGGATGGAAGCCAAACGTGGAGAGAAGGCTTAGTTTACAGTATGAAATTTAAGGACTTTTTCGAACAAAACCACGCCGGAAGCAACGGAATTAAGCAATCTTACATGGGTAGAGGAAACTATGGCAGATAAGGAATATTCAGCAAAAGAAGCAGCAGTTGCAGTCCTCAAAAAAGCTGAAGAGCTTTATAAGGCTAGCACTCTCGCTAAAGGTGATTGGGCCAAAATCCATTCGAAATTGAAGCGTGAAGGTTATTCCGAAGAAAGTGCTGACAAAATCGACGGCGCTATCAAGGCCAAAATGAATAAATCTGATGAGATGGGAAATAATCCCGATGCTCAAGCAGATGCGGAACTCGGTGAAAAAGTTGAACAGGACGTTCAACAACATGAACAAAGTAATCAAGATCCAGCACATACCATGAAAGGTCACATTAAACTAGCTAAGTTTATGGGCAGAATGGATCACAAAAAAGAACAAAACGCTAAAACCATGGATAAGAGAGACCCTTCTCTTAAAAAAGATAGTATGCCACAACCCTCTCCCACGGCTAGTGGCACTCCACAAGGAATCGGTTCTACTATTAGTCCCGGTAATCCCGTGGCTGCTGGAGTTGCTAGTGTGTTTAAATCCGAAGGTAAGAAGTAATGGCCAAAGCGAAAGCTCAACCCGCATCAACTGAAGCACAAATGACTATGGAAGAAGCCAAGGCTTTCCGTGCTTCTTTGTACAAGCCCGTGCCAAAAATGATGACTGAAGCTCAAAAAAGAGAAGCTTTTCGCATATTTTGGGCAGCTAATAAGAAAAAATATGGCAGAGCTAAGTCCATTGAGAAGGCTCTGTGGCTTCACCTCAAAGCCATGGGAATGCATTCCCCAGAACATTTTGCGCAAGGTTTACAGAACTTTGGGCTCAAAAAAGTTAAGTAATAGGAGATAATAAAATGTCGCAAAGAATTACCACGCCTTGGATTTCTACAAATGTTCCAGGCGCTTACGTCAATACTACGGTTGTCTCCAATGCTTCTGGTCTCGCTAGTTCCGGTGTAGTTCTTATTATGGGTGAAGCCGCTGGTGGACCCGCTTATACTGAAGTCACGCTCGCAAATAACTTTTTCGGACCTTCGGCTATCAATCAAGTCAGGGCTATTTATACCAGTGGTCCAATTGTGGATGCATTCACCGCACTCGCTGCTCCTAGCAACGATCCCGATATCAGTGGGACCGCGACTTCCATCTATATTATCAAGACGAACCAAGGAACGCAAGCTTCGGCTATTGTTCCTGGATATGGTAAACTTACCGCATTAAACTACGGCGTTGGCGGAAATCTTTTCAACTACACCGTAACTTCCATTAATACCGAAGTTCCTCCGCAAGTTACGGGCATTACGGTCCCTGCATTTGGTGCTCCTCTGAATGGCGATAGTTTCAGTATTCGTTTGAATGGTGGCGCTGTCAATGTTGTTACTTTGAGCGCTAGTGGTGGTGGGGCTTCAGCTTCTGCTGCTCAAGCCGATGCGAGTACCGCTTATACCGCGTTGGGTTCTCGTACTTTTACTACCATTGCTAATATTTTGGATGGTCAAAGCTTAACTGCTGGAAACTATACGTTTTCTTCTGGCGATGTGAATTTGGCCGCAAGTGGGCCTGGAACTCTGACATTGACGGGATCTGCGACCGATGTATTCGTCTTTAAAACTCCTAGTACTCTTACCACGGGCGCAGGCGGGATTCCAACTATGGTCCTCGCTGGTGGTGCTCTGGCTAAGAACGTTTACTGGGTTGTTGGAAGCAGCGCTACCATCAATATCGGCACCGCCGGTACTTTTCAAGGTAATATTATCGCTCAAGTAAGTATCACAGATACTCTTGGTGGAACCGTTAACGGTAGTTTGATTGCTTTGACGGGCGCTGTTACTTTGAGTGCGGCTGCTGTCGTTAATGCCGAATCCTCACCTCTTATAAATTCAGCTGGGGCTTTCGGCCTATTAGGAGCTTCCGCTGTTACCAATACCGGAAACACTGTTGTTAATGGAGACGTTGGAAGCTATCCTACGAATTCCATCACGGGCTTCCCACCTGGGGTAGTAAATACTAATGCTCACGCTAATATTACAGAACTCGTAGCAGAGCTTAATACGCTCTTACCTGCGGGAATCGTAGCTAGTGCTGGCAGTTCCATGAATGTTGTTCTGACCATGGCAGCTGAAGGCAGTCCTTATGCTAGCGGTTATGGCCAAAGTTTTGAACTGATCGATAGCACCCCTGGCGATTTGGCTGCTATTGGGTTAGTTGCTGGACTCACGACTAGTAGTGAAGAACCGGGCGTTGAAGTACAGATCATCAATACAACTGCCGGTGTAAACGAAACATTCAACGTTTCTCCGATCGTAGCATTGACAGTTGGATATGCTGGCGTTACTGGAACCATGACCATCAACGGAACCACACTTACGACAAGTGTTGCTCCAAGCAGTGCCGATCTCACGATTACGCTTTCGCAGTATACTACCATCAGTGAACTAGCTAGCTTCATTAATGCCCAACCTGGATATTCTGCTACCGCTAGTCCTTCCGCTACTTCATTGCCTCCTTCGGCTTTGGACCATGTTACGGCCATCGGGATTGCAAGTACCGATGGGGATCAACCTGGCCGAGTGAAAAATAGCGTATTCGCTTTCCAACAATTGATGAATACTTCGACGGTATTGGGCTTCACAGCCACTGCTACTGCAGGCCTTCCTGCTCCGGGCTCGATGACTTTCTTGAGCGGCGGCACACTTGGACCGACGCTTGCGATCGATATCGTAAACGCGATTGCTCAAATGGCTGGGATTCAAGTCAACATTATCGTACCGTTGTTTTCACAAAATGCTACAGCGGACATTGAAGCTGGGAATACAGATCCTGCTTCGATGTACACGATCGATGCCATCAACGAATTGTTGAAATCACATTGTATCCAATATTCGACACCTACGCTGAAACATAATCGTATGGCGATCTTGTCGTACAATGACACGTATGCGAATTGCAAAGCACAGGCTCAGAGCTTGGCGACATATCGTTGCTCTTTGACGATGCAGCAAGTCACACAAGTGAACAGCCAAGGTGTGAATCAATTGTTCTTGCCGTGGTATGCGGCATGTATTGCAAGTGGTATGATGGCCGGGGGCTTCTACAAGTCAATTTGTAATCATCTCGCAAACATTGTAAGTTTCCAAGATCCAGTCGGATATAATTCTGGAGATCCCGATGATGTCAGTGATGCATTGACCGCAGGGCTTTTACCTCTGGCTCAGAATACTTCTGGGATTCTGTGGGTAAGTGATCAAACTACGTATGGTCTAGATACCAACTTCGTTTACAACAGTATTCAAGCCGTTTATCTCTCAGACATTATGTCATTAGATCTCGCTCAATATTTTCAAAGCGCGGTTGTGGGAAAATCTGTTGCCGATGTCAGCGCATCCAGCGCTCTGAGTTTGTTGCAACAACGATTTGATTACTACCGGAAGCTCAAAATGGTTACGACGTCCAATGAAGCTCCGTTGGGTTATAAAAATGCTAGCATTACAATTTCGGCTCCAAGTATGTATGTAAACGTGGAAGCAAAATTGACCACGAGTATTTATTTCGTCGCGATCGATCTTGCGCTTTCTGCAGTTCAACAAAGCGCTAGCGGATAATATTTTTAAGGAGAAATTAAAATGGCAGTTATAGACACAAGCGGAAGAGGCGGGATTCAGCCAACAGCTTCTAAAGTAATTACTGGCGGCAGAGCTGTCGTCAGTATTACGGGACCAAGTGGGGGGCCGGTGGTTATTGGAATTTTCGATTCTGTCTCAACAACTGAATCCATCACGTCGGAGGACATTCATATCTTGGGTCGATATTCTGCATCAGAAATTACACTTACAAGTTATGCCGTAGTGAATGTGCAGTGTACTGGCTTTCGCGTTTATGGTTATGGAGTTAAAGCTCTTGGGCAATTCCCCACTCTGAATCAGTTACTGGGACTTGGCACCGTGACCTTAACAATTGCGGATCGAGAAAACCCCACTGGACCAGCATTAGCTACTATTATCAACTGCTTACCCGATACGAACTCGTCGAATTATCAATCTAGAGCGACTTCAAAAATTAACATTTCGTACCGTGGAACCATGCTCACAGATGAATCGGCCCCGAACGATGCCGAAAGTGGAGCTACGGATCTTCCTTAATAGATAAAAATAACTCAATTTATTTATTCAAACCCCATATATTTGATCGTATATGGGGTTTTTATTGATTTTTTATTGTAAATAGTATAATATTGATATTATTATGGAAACAAAAAATTGCACTAGTAAAAATTGTAAAGAAATAAATCCTCAGCCACTATCTTCCTTCCATAAAGATAAGAGTACGAAGGATGGCTTAAGATATATTTGTAAATCTTGCTCTGTCATCAAGGCGAGAGAATCGGCATTGAGAAATAAGGAAAAAGTAG